ACCGATGCCACGTAGAAACGTAACGATGGGATTGTCGTTAGCGCGCTGCGAGAATACTTCGCTGATTCCATTGAAAATTGCTGTAGCAATGTCACGTCCAAGATCTATCGCAGGCATACTGACGAATAGGTTACGGACAAACTCGTTACCAAAGGGATTAGCGAGCGATGCGGATTCCTTACTAGCACCACCGAAGATGCCCCTAGCAAGACTTCGACCAACGCTATTGCCAATTTGCGACACGGACTTATCTAGCTTCACTTTGAGGTCAGCCGCGAATGCGTTGACCTGATCGCGACCCGACGGGGCGATCGTAACCTTCAAGCGATTCGCTGGATTATCCTCGAACGAAACCTTCGTCGTGTTCCACCAGTTAGTGATACTACGAACGCCAGCCCATGCAGCATTCTGAAATGCTCCAATGACAAACGAAATTTTTGCCGTCAGCGTCGGCTGCTTCCCGAACTCTAAGAGAAACCCGACGAGCCTAGTTGCGGCTCGAGCAATGGCTGGCATAAACGTCGTTACCAACTGGCCGGCAAGATTGCTAAATGTCTGCTTGAGGATGTTGAGCTGGCCAGGTAGCGTCTTGCCAGCTGCTTCGGCGCTTCCCCCGAATTGTGTTTCGAGCTCCTTGAGGATCATCTTCTGGGCCGTCATCGCGTCGCCCGACTCGATGAGACTCTTGATTGTTTCCTTCTGGCCCTCGGTGAACTGGACACCTGCGCGGGACAACGCGCTAACGCCCTTCACTGGATCATTCAATGCTTTACCTACGAGGATCGCACTCGAGCTAAGATCCTTACCCATCGCAACGCTCAGGTTCGTCATCGCCAGCGTAGCCTGGTCGAAGATGTCGTTACCCTTGCCCGTCTCATTCCGAATCTTCGTGAACGTCAGGAGGAGATTCTGACCCGCCTGGATAGCCTCATCATCGATGCCCGTCATCTTCATAATCGAAGACGACAGGTCAGTGATCTGCGTGGCCGTGACCTTGGCAGCGCCACCCGTAGACTTCAGCACCGCGTTCGTCTGCGCCATAACCTTCTGCGCTTCCATGAACTCGTCGATACCGACCTTGACAGTAGCGACGAGTCCACCAAACGCGGCAGCACCGCCAACAATTGCCGCCATCCTGCCGAACTTACGAAGGCCACTAGTGCCCCGCGTCAATCCTCGAGTAAGGCCAGACGTGTCAGCAATGATCGGGACAATGATAGCCATACGAGTATTCTACCTGCCCTGCCTAGAGGCCAGTAGCGCGGCTACTAGCGCGCGACAATCGGCCACCCGAATACCTCGACCGGAGTTGAGCATTCACCGTTCGCGTCATACTCTCTCGTGCGACGACTAGCGTCTTCTCGATCTGCGGCTCGTACTTCTCGACAGTCGGCCAGATGAATCGCGACGGCTTGCCATGCTTCGCGATCATGTTCCGAGTGAATTGCGAATTGCTAACCTTGCCGCCCATGTCGAGCGCGTCGACGGCGGCACTAGTCGACCGGATACGGATGAGCAGAGTACGAGCACCCGTGTCGCGGCGACGCTTACTCTGCACGCTGACGTTCGTCTTACGCCGCACCTCGCTCGCCTTATACGCTGGCAAGCGTGCAGCGCCAGACCGTTCGACACTACTAGGTGCGCCCGTCTGTTTAGGAGCACTCCAACGCGACAACGCGACCTCGGGAAACGCGGAACGGATCGCATTGACAATCGGACGCGCGCTCGTCTTGAACTCTTTACGCGCTTCCTTCGCGAGCTCAGGCGAGATGCCTTGCAAGACCTGCATCACTTCGCCTAGTCCCTTTACGCTGTACGGCTGCGCCATGTTATTGCCTCTGCGAGTGAACGCTTCGCCATCGAATATACCCGAGCATTGTCCATAGCATACGCTCAGACTGCAGCACTAGAACACTCGGAGCGATGCCAGTCTCGACGGCAAGGCTAGCGATTAGCCAATGGCTGGAGGATTCTCCGAGGGCTCTAAAGGGGCCGACTCGGTACCTTCGATGTCCTCGAGGGTAGCGACCCAATCCATGAACTCCATCGTCGTCTTGCCGGTGCGGTGCTGGGCGTGCCAGGCGAGCCAGACGAAATCACGCGCGAAGATATTATCGCCGCCGAGTTCCGTCGACGGGCGCTGATACTTCTCTTCCCACGCGATGACGTCGACGAGTTCGGCCGTGACCGTCTCGGCGACGCCACCCTTCGGCTTGATCTTAAACTGAACTTCCATCTCATTCCCTCCAACTAGCACCCTCGCGGGTGCGATGAGTTTACGCTACAGCCTTCGTCACCGTGCCGGAAATTGGCCACGTGATCGATACAGTCGCGAGCTCGCCGACCGCGCCGTTGACGGGAGTCCACTCGGTAACGAGCGGAGTCATCGTGTAGGACGGGTTAGCAGTTCCGACGGCGGTACCGTTCGGCTTGATGACGAGCGAAGTCGTAGAACCGATTAGAGGATATACGAGTCCTTCGATTGCGCTAAAATCCTGGTGCATATCGAGCGTCACCGAGTTGTCCTGGAGGCCGCCGACGCGAGTGACCGCGCCACCACTTCCAAAACTCGTTGTCTCGACCTCGTTCACCGAGATGCTGAGCGTCACCGAAGCGACGTACGCGCTGACGTCCGTGCCCCCGAGGGTCACGTTCGAGTTAGTAAGCACAAGCTTAGACATGTGATCTAGACCCCCTTCGAGGTGTCAGTTGGTTCCTGTTTTATTCTAGCGGAGGATTCGGGCACTACTGCGAGAACAAGCCTACCCGAACCGACGAGACTAGCGAGCGCCGCCGGCGATCCAATCTCCGACCCGTCGACGATCTCGCCGCCAACCTTGCCATACACGATGAAGCCGTCAGCCACTCGATACTTCTTAGCCATACCCATCTCCTTTATGCGTAAACGATTACGCGGAACTCGACCATGAGATACGTCGTATCATTCCCGTCCATCGTCTGAATGCTAGACGCCGACTCGACAATACTTGTGCGCGCATACCCGCCGAGACTAGGGTCCGCTTCGATGGCGTACCGAATACCACCCTCGTCATACGATAGGTACGTGTCGAGGCGATCCTCGGCACTCCGCTCGGCAGCCCTGCCAACGATGACCGTGATCCTATACGTCTGCGTCACGAGGCCACTACTCATCGCGCCGTGATACTCAATCGAATCGAGCGACGGGAACGCGAACGGCGCGTTCAGATTGTCGGGCTGGCGATCATACGCGCGCAGGCCCGTGATCGTCGCGAGACGAACAGCCAGCTGCGTCTTGATCTCGCCAACGGTTGCACTCACCGGATGTTTCTCATCTTCCGATACGGCATGACGAGTTGCTCGACGTCAGGGTCTAGGAAGCGTGAGACGCGGACGGCGCCGAAATCTCCGAAGCCGGCAACGCCGAGGGGCGAGTCGAATCGCTTGAAGATACGCGATGCCTGGATCATCGTCGCCGTCTCAATCGCCTTCGGAACCGCTGGCCAACCCCATACGCCAGTGACGCGGACTAGGGCCTGCTGATCGTTTAGGAGCGGCGTCATGATCGGGAACGTGTAATCTCCGACGGCGCGGATGCGATCATACGCCCAGCCGATCCCGTCGAGCGTGCCATTCAACGGCTCGAGCTGGTAATCAGTCGCCGCGAATGTGATGTCGAATACGCCATCGGCGAGGCTGCTGGTCTGGATCGTGACGGCGGTGCCGGCGAGATCATCAATCTGCACGTACAGCGAGTCCGTCGCGGCGAAGACCCGCGTCGCCGTGCCGACAGAATAAAAGTTCCGCATGGCGTGGCCATCGATCAGCCTAGACGCGGCCTCTACACTGTTCTCGATGAGTGTGTCGTCGGTCGTGTCGGTGATGCGTAGCGCAGCCTTGACCTGAGCGAGCGTGCAGTATCCATTGACAATTGCCATAGTTAGATCTTACCGCCTCCGGTAGATAGATTGGCACCGTGGAACCGGTACGTCCACGACACCTCGGGAACGCACACGAATCGGGCGCCAGCGTCTAACGCGCGAAGCCAAAAGTCGTAGTCCTCAAAGCCATGCGTGGAGTCGTCTCTCCACCCGATCTCAGTGCACAAGCTCGTGCGGATCATCGTTGTCGCCGGAATATAATTCGACGCGCGCAACGCGGACTCGTCGAAC